GTCGTCTCGTCGTTGGTCTCGGCCTCGACAAGCGAGGAGCCCGCGTTGATAGCGTCCACGATGGCCTGCGGGTTGTCGGTCGTCTGGAAGACCACCACCACCGTGTTTCCGGTGTCGCCCGCCGAGAGCGCGCCGCCCGTGGCGCACGTCACCACGATGCCGCCGCCGGCCGGGCCCGCGGTGCGCGCGAACAGGGAGATGCGGCAGTCCTCGTAGGCCGAGGCGCGGGTGAGGATCAGCCGGCTCTTGGCGCGCGCCGTCGTCTCGATCCGCTTGGGGCCGAGGCGAGCGGTGTGGGTGAACCGCTCGGCGCGCTGGGAGTAGCTGTAGCGAAGCTCCAGGTCGTTCGCCATCATCGACGCGTCGCTCGTCACGGTGTCGGCCGGGTCGAGCGTGGGGTCGTTGTCGCAGTCGAGGTGACAGGCAGCGTCGGCGGCGGTCGCGCGCGGGTTCCACACCCACGGCGCCACCCCGTTCTCCGTCATCACGAGGGAGACGGGCAGGAGCGGGAGGATCTCGGACGTGACCCACTCGACCGGGTTGACGGCGTCGTCGATGACGGTGTCGATCTTCAACCACTCGACCTGCGGGCGGGCGCTCGTGAACCGGCCGAAGTCGACCGGGATCCCCGCCTGCTCCATCGCCCACTCGAGCACGTCGCCCGCGTCGCGGAGCACCTGGCCGCGCCACAGGATGCCGCCCGAGCCGGCAGGCCAGCCGACGAACACCTCGTCGGTGGAGTTGACCTCGGGGTCGAAGCTGGTGCCGAGGTAGGTCGAGGCGCTGGTCACGTCGCCGTAGTCGTTGGACTTGTAGTCGACCACGGCGAGGAGCGTGCCGCGGGCGTCCCGGGACGCGATGACGTTGCCGGCCGTCGTCTCGGTGTAGGTGTACGACACGAGCGCATCCACGCCGACGGTGTCCTCGTCGGTGTTGAGCTTGACGGTGGTGGCTTCGATCTTCCCGACGGCGAGGATCAGCACGTTGTAGAGCCGCTTCTTCACGGCCCACCGACCGACGCTGCCCGTCACCCAGCCGTCCGCGATGGAGTCGTCACGCCCGGGGTAACCGATGGGGATCGGGTAGTAGAGGTCCACGTCCCCCGACCCGAGGCGGCCCGGGATCTTCCAGGTGTCCTCGGTGACACGGTGTCCGGCTTCGGGGATCTGCGTCGTCGAGTCGAGGGGCTTCCGCTCCGCGCTGAATCGGACGTAGGTACGCCCGTCGCCCGTGACGGCCCCGTGCTCGGAGTCGACCACACGCCCCGACACGCACACGCGCCGGGCCTCCCACGCGTCCACAGCGGCCCCGTAGCCGCCCGCGGAGACGCGCACCTGGGAGACCTGCACGGCGCTCCCTTCAAGGCTGTGGCCGGCGAGTTGGAGGGCCGCCACGTTGGCGGGGATGAAGCCGGAGACGACGATGGCCTCGGGCTCGGGGTCGGTGGTGAAGAGGTCGAGCGCACGGCTCCACACGAGGTCGTCCAGCGTGCCCTCGTAGGCGAGGCTCCCGGCGTCGGAGGTGAGCGTGAGCGCCATCGTCCCGACGCGGTACGTCACGCCCGCGAAGGTGAGATCGACGATGAAGGCGAGGTGGCGCCCGGCGAGCTCGTCGCGGGTCCAGCCGACACGGCTCACGAGCGCCTCCCGGCCTGCCCACTCGCGCGGCCTGTGCTGCTGAACACCTTGCGAGCCAGCGAGATGCGAAAGCGCACGTCGTCACGGAGGCGGCGGCCGAAGGCTCGGGGGCCGACGATCGAGACGGTGGGGCCCCCGTTGCGGTAGTCGGCGTGCGGGTCGGAGCCGGCGAGAGCGTTGGCCTGACGCTGGACCTCGCGCGGGTCGCGCGCGGCGATGACGTGATCGCCCGCACCGAAGGACATCGTCGTGCGCTGCGGGATGGAGACGGCGCCGGGGGTGTCGTTGAAGGTCGGCGGGGGGACGTTGGCGACCGCGGCGACGTTGGCGATCCCCTGCCCCACCGCGACGGCCCCGGCGATGATGTTGGCCGGATACGGCAGCGTTGAAGCCTGGGAAACTGCAAGCGCGGCGTTCACGGTGGCTTGCGCGATGGCGGCGGCCTGTTGAACGGCGAACGCCGCGGCCTGTGCGTCCTTGTCGGCCTCGGAGATGCCCTCTCGCGTCGCGGAGGCGATCGACGCGACGGCGCCGAACAGGTCGGCCGTGCTCTGGAGCTGCTGTTCATCCTGCGCCCGCTGCTCCTCGGCCACCTGGCGCGCGAGGTCGGTCTGCGCCTGCGCGACCCGCTCGGCGGTGGCGATGCGGTCGGCGGCCATCTTCTCATCGATGGCCTGTTGCTCGACGAGGTTGTCGTTGAGCTCCTGCCGGAGCGCCACCTGACGGTCGGCCTCCTCGCCCGCGAGCTTCTGGCGAAGGTCGGCCACCTGCTCATCGATCGTGAGCGTGGCCTCCTTCAGCTTGATGGCGGCGGCGACTTGCTCGCCCTTCACCTTCACATCCTCGCGCCCGATGATGTTCCCGCGGACGGTGCTCTGGAGGACGGCGCCCTGCTGCTGCTCCAGTCCTTCGAGCGCCTCGCGGAGCCGCTGCGTACCCGCGCGCTCACCCCCGTAGGCGCCGTCCTTCTTCAGGCTCGCTTCGTACTCGGCACGCTTGGCGGCGATGAGCGGGCCGTAGGCGGCGGTGACCTCGGCGATCGAGTCGCGAAGGGCGAGGTCGGCGGCGGTGGCCTTGCCCGTGCCGACAAGCTCCGCGTCGGTGGCTGAGCGGCGGACGGCGGCGAGCTTCTCGAAGGCCGCCTGTGCCTCGGCCGCCCGCTTCGCGCTTTCCTCCATCTTCGTGTTGGCCTTCTCGGCCTCGGCGGAGAAGTAGAGGTACGCAGCCCCGAGCGCAGCCGCGGCCACGGCCACGGGCGGCAGGATGGCCCCGAGGCGCACGCTGGTGAGGCCGAGGGCCTTCTGGCTCTCGGCGGCGACCTCGCCCACGTCGGCGAGGTCGGCCACGGTGCGCGCGGCTTCTGCGGCCTCGGGGGAGATGAGGCCGAGGAACCCGGCGAGCTTCGACGCGGACTGCCCTGCCTTGCCCGCCTTGTCGCCGAAGTCGCGCGTCGCGTCGGCGGCGGTGCGGGATGCCTTGGCCGCGGCGAGCGCCGCCTTCTCTGCGGCTCGGATCTCCTTGCTCATCTGCGCGGCGAGGGCCTTGGCCTCCTTGCCGCCGATGTCAGGGATCTTGGCAAGCTCGGCGCGGAACTGATCGAGGCGCGCGACGATGTCGATACCGGCGACGGGGTTGGACACGTCAGCGCCCTCCCTTGTTGGAACGGGTGGCGATGGCCTGCGCGAGCGCCGGAGTGACCTCGCGGACCTTGGCGGCGACCGGCTTGCGGATGAGCTCGACTACGACCGACTTGCCGTCGCTCGCCTTCGGGTTCGGGACCTCGATCTGCCAGGGGGCCTGACCGCGGAGCTTGATGGCGACCGGCTTGCCTGCCTTCTTCCAGGCCCACCACTCGCGCTGCGTCACGACCTTGCGGACCACGGAGAGCGGGCCGGCGCGGCGGACGAAGTAGGGGACGCGGTCGCGGCGCTTCGGGTCGATGCGGGTGTCGGTGAAGCCCACGCCGACGCGGACCTCGCTCTTGACGCCGTCGAAGGTGGTGACGCGCTGGACGTCGCCGAGCCGACCGGAGCGGCGGGTGACGCCCTTTGGGCCGTAGACTTCGGTGCGCGCCTTCACGACTACGTCCTCGGCGGCCCGCTCGAGGATGCGGACGGTCTCCGTCTCGGCGGCCGACACCATCGAGCGCACGAACGCATCCAGGCCCCCGTCGAGGGTGACGGTCACGTTGCCGGAGCGGTAGCGGGTCGTGCTCATCCGCCCCCCTGGCGTGCGTTGACGAAGGGCCGGAGGGCCTGCGGGAAGCTGCCGACGGCGACGGGCGCCGCCTGCGCTGCCTTCACCTCGGCGCCGCGGGCGAGGAGCAGCCCGATGACGTCCGCCTGCGCGTCCGTGTCGAGCCGGTAGAACAGACCTGGATCCCCCGCCACCGCCCAGCCGTGCGCCTTCAGGGCTCGGTCGAGCGCGCCGCGGGGGCTTCGGAAAAATCCGCGCGCTTCTGCCCCTCGGTCAGGAAGGCGAGGGACTTCACCAGCTCGTCGCGGATGAGGATCGCCGCGGCGGGGAGGCCCTTGGTGCCCTCGGCGTCCTGCCCGCGGAGCCAGTCGTACACCGCCCCACCGAAGCTCATGACGCTGTAGTCGTGGCCGGAGTAGGTGGCTCCGGCGAGGCGCCCGACGCGGGTACAGGCGCCAACGAGAGCGGCAGCGGCACGGAGGGCGCGATGGCCGCCCCTCACGCTCTCAGCCTGCCACGCGACGAAGAGCTCCTCGCGCTCGCAGATCGAGGGCGGGAGCGCGATGGCGTGCGACTTGCCGAGGAGCGTGATGCTCACGACGACGGCGTCCATCCTACGTCCACGCGAGGTAGTCGGTGGAGTGCGGGAACATCTGGCCGGTGATCGTCAGCTTCGCCGGGATGCCCTCGGCGATCTCCGCGGAGATGCGGCAATACTTCGCCGTCACCGTCGAGTCCGCCGTGCCGCCGAAGTCGGTGCGCTCGCCGGTCCACTTGAGCTGCACGCACCACAGGCCCTTGGTGCCGCCGCTGTTCATGCCGCCCGCGGAGGCAGGCAGGGTCGAGAGCGCGGCGGCCCACACTCCGGTACGGCGGACGATGTCGAGGATCGTCGCGCTGGACGCGTCGGTGAAGCCGACGAGGTGACAGGTAAAGGTGAACTCCGGCGTGATGTCGTCGGTCTCGCGGGCGCTGTACCACCGGCCGCGATGCATGAACTCCTGCACCGCCTTCTGGTTGTGAGTGATCGTGCCGAAGGAGAGGTTGCCGTCCTCGTAGGGGACGGTGAAGGAGAGCGGCGTGCCCGTCGCGTCGGTGAACACGAGGACGCCGTCGGAGGGAACAAAAGGGACAGCGGCGAGAGCCATGAGGAAACCTCCGGGGTCGGGCGATTAGCCGACGTTGCGGCTGATGTTCTGACCGTGGACGTGGAGGGCCTTGGCCGCAGCGGCGGCGGTCTTCACGCCGATGTACGGCTTGAGGTCGACGGCGTCGGTGAGTACAGCCGTGGTCAGCACGAGCGTCCCGTTGATCCACACCTTCGCGATGCGGGTGGACGCGATGGCGATGCGGACGACGTACCGGGCGTCTACGGCGACGGTGATGCCGGAGTCGGTGGTGGTGTCGGTGCCGGCGATGCTCGAGAAGACCTGGAACTTGCCCGTGTTGACGCCGGCCTCGTAGCGGACGAAGACCTGGTTGTCGTCGGTGGCGATCGTGGCCGTATTGGTGAGCTTCAGCCCGGCCCACGCGACCATGTCCGCGATGGAGGCGGCGGTCGTGAACGCGCACTCCCACGCCGCCTCCTTGTCGGTGCCCCACGTCACCTGCGTCCACGCGGTCTGATTCGCGTCGAGGTGGGGGAGCAGGATGACCTCGTCGCCCGACGTGGTCTTCGTGGTGAGGGTGACGCCCCCCTCGGCGTAGTAGGTCGTGCAGGTCGAGTCAGCGTTCACGCCGAGGATCTCGAAGTCGGGATCAGCGATCTCGCGAACAGCCTCGGTCGCGGAGTTGATGTCCGCGTTCAGGCCGGGCTTGCCGCGGGAGCCGGCGACCCACCGCAGGGCAAAGCGGTCGTACTCGGGCACGTCGGCAAGGGCCCAATGCGTCCCACCGTCGGCGGTGACGTAGAGGGCCTGGGATGCGGACGTCACATCCTTCCGCAGGTACGCCAGCGTGGTCCCGGCAGCGCGACCGTAGGCCCCCGCGGGAACGCCGTCGCCGACGACAACCTCGGCGTAGTCGGTGGTGTCACGGCCCTCGACGTCGGAGAGCCGGAGGCCCTGCGCCTTGATCGTCGTGCCGCGGAAGTTGGCGCCTACCTGGGGAGTGCTATCGGCCATGATGTTCGAACCCTCGCCGGGTACTACACAAGCGGCGGGTCAATTCAGCGCGAACAGGTGGAGCGCGCGGAGGGTGATCTCGCCCATCATCCAGCCCTGGTCATCGACGGGGCGGATCGAGGAGACGTAGACCACCTTGAGGTTGGCGCTGTTGGTCGCGTCCATCGCGCCCACGATGAGAGCGCCCTCGACGCCGAGGGCCGCGTCGTAGTCGGTGAGCTGATCGAGCGCGGCGAGGTTGTAGGCCCACCGGACGAGCACCGTCGTCTCACACAGGGAGCCTTCGACCACGCGAGCCCGACCGGCGAAGGCGGACGTCGAAGGGCAGCCGACGGCGTAGGACTTGTGGAGCAGGTTATCGCCCTCGCCGGTCCCGAACTGGTCGGCCGGGATCGGGGACTGCTGCCAGCCGTCGCCCGTCATGGCGGCGAGGATGGCCGCGGAGACGCGCTGGCGGATGGTCGCGACCGCTACGGCGCCCGGGGTGCTCACAGGCCCCCGAAGCCGCGCCAGGACGTGCGGGGGCTCGCGTTGACGAAGGTGACGCCCTTACTCGCGGCGTGCCGGGTGTCGTTGTCCGCCTGCCCGTCGCCGTCCGTGCCCTTCACGAACTTCATGCGGCCCATCGCGATCTCGAACTCCTTTTTGTGCTTCTCGGCGAGCTCGCCCCATCGGCCGCCTTGAGCGCGGTGGAAGTCGAGGGCGATCAGGTGGAACGTCAGCTCGAGGTGGACCTCGCGCAGAGACCAGCTCGTGACGACGTGCTCGAGGAGGACGCCCATCTGCTCGAGGCGCCCCACGATGCGCTTCCACGCCTCGTCGATCTTGGTCTGGAAGCTGGTAGCCCCCGAAGCGAGGTGCCGATCCAGGTCGGTGTAAAGCCCCGTCAGATCGGCGTCCGTGATGACGGGGACGGCCGCATGGAGGACGAGGGCAGCGTCACGGCGGAAGGTGCGGGTGACGCTGTCGAGGAGCAGGACCCACTCCTCGCGGTAGCCGCGGCCGAGCGTGAGCGTGGCCGGGATCGAGGCGCCGGGGAGCGCGTAGGTGGCGACGCTGGACGCGACGGTGACGGAGGCCGCCGACACGAGGACCGTGCCGGACGGGCCGTAGAGCGAGAACGTGCCCGAGGTGGGCGCGTAGAGCGAGCCGGAGCGGTAGAGCTCCAGGGAGACGGTCTGGGTCCGCGCCCGCTCGATCATGTCGGGGTAGGCGATGCGGGCGGTGTAGACCGGCTCGGCGTTGCTCACTTGCGGATGCCCTCGTCTCGTTGCTCGTTGCGGATGCGGGCCTCGCGCGCGCGCTTCTGCGCGACCTCGGGGGAGAGCCCGCCCTTGTCGATGAGGTGGCGCGTCGTGCGGTCGATGTGCTCGCGCCCGCCCTGTTGCTCGCCGGTGCCGAGGCCCTTCACGCGACCGCCTTCGCCGGCTTCAGCGCGACCACGGCCTCATCGAACTCGGTGAGGCGCTTGGCGGCCTCGGTGATGCCCTCCTCATCCTTGCGGCGCTGGGCGCGCTGGCGAGCCCTCACCAGGCGGGCGCGCATCTCGGAGAGCACGCCCTCGCGCGGGGGCGCCACGGTGCCGGAGGCGACGAGGGAGGCGCGGAAGGCGTAGTCCACGCCGTGGTCGATCACGACCTCGTAGGCGCCGTCCTCGTAGGTGCGGACCTTCTCGCACTTGAGGAAGAAGCCCTGGGAGCCATCGGCGCCGGGGACGCCGTAGAGGTAGCTGTCCACGTCGCGCAGGACGGTGAAGCCGGCGCGCTCGTTCTTCGCCAGGAGCAGGCTCGGGTCGGGGGTCTGCCCCTTGGGCGCCGTGCGGGTCCAGACGCCGGGCTGGACGATGAGGCGCTTCAGCACGGGGACGATGCGCGGGCCGGCGTCCACGTTGACGAGCTGCCAGCTCGACGGGTGCGCCCCGAGGAAGAACATCCGGGTGCGCTCGCCGAAGCTGGGGAGCTTGCCGCCGCGGGCCGCTGCGCTGATCGGGCGCTGTTCGGCGTAGCCGTCGGGAGTGCGGGCCGGGGCCGGGGAGATGTCCTTCGCCATGTGTGTCTCTCGGGGTGCTACCGCCGAAGGCCCGACCTCTCTCGAGGTACGGGCCGGGCAGAGGCGAGCGGCTCCGGCGCTCCAGCGGACACACACAGGCTGTGCCGCCGGAGTCGCCGCCCAAGCCGCTTAGGTGGTGGACCCGAGGAGCCCGCGGATCCGGGCCTGCTCACGGATGGCGAGCCCGTCGTAGCCGTTGCCGACGATCTTCCATTGATCCTTGCCGGCGTTGCGCTCGACCTCGATGAGCAGCGGCATGTCGGTCGGCTGCATCACGGTGGTGTTGCCGCCGAGGGGCGCCGAGGGCATCGAGATGTCGTAGGCGATGGCCCCGGGCGCCATGACCGCGTTCTCGTAGTAGCCGCCCGCGGAGGTGATCCGGGTGGTCGGGAAGCACAGGATCCCGAGGATGACCTCGGCGCCCTTCGCGAGGAACGCCTGCACGTCCGTCCGCATCTGCTGCGGGCCGACCTCGCTCCGCATGGAGTCGCGGATGGCCGAGAGCGTCTGCGGCCGGAAGGCGCCGATGAGCTGCCCGGGGTCGCCGGTCGAAGCGGTGAAGCTGTCGATCACGTCGTAGAGGTCGTCCAGCGAGCCCATGGTGGCGCTCGTGATGTTGGTGGACGCGCCCGCGAGCGCGGTGCCGAGGAGCCCCATGCGGCCGGCGCGGAAGGACTCCGCGAAGGTCATGCCGAGGGCGATCGGCTCGAAGCCCATCGCGCCGCCGATGGAGCGGGCGAGGCCGGTCTCATCGAGGCGGAGGGCGCGGCGGGCGATGGTGACGTCCACGTCGGCGGCGGTCACGTTGGAGACGGCCACGTCCGTGTCCTCGGCGGCGGTCGCGTCCATCGAGAGGCCCCACCCGAGGGTGAGCATACGGTGACGCGCGACGAGCGAGCCGGAGCCGGTGAGGTTGCCGGCCATGAAGATGGCGGGGGTGTCGAAGAGGTCGGCGCTGTCCTGCATGGAGAGCATGAAGGACTGCTCGGCCATGACCAGGTCGTTGAGCTGGTCCTCGGTGATGAGCTGGCCAGCGGAGAAGAGAGAGATCGCCATGATGGGCACCTGTGGGGGTGTTGGGGGTCATGACGGCCGGTTCGCTGTTCGGGCCCGGTGCGACCGGTGCGGCTGTCGTCGGGTACTACACAGAGAGCCGGAGCTACCGCCCGCGGGCCTTGCGCTGTTCGGCCTGGATGGCGAGGAGCTCGTCCAAGGTCTTGGCGCCCTTGACCTTGTCGGCCCACACGGGCGTCGCGCCGGGGTCGACGCGCTGCTGACCGGCGGTCGAGGAGGCCCACGTCGGGCGGGCCGGGCCGGCGGGGGCGGGGGCTCCCGGAGCGGGGGCGCCGGGGGCGGCCGGGGCCGGAGCGGGGGCGCCGGTGAAGATGCCGCGGAGGTAGGACGGGAGCAGCGTCGGGTCGGCCTTCACGGCGCTGAGGTAGTCGGTGAGGCCTACGCGGGCGGCGGGGTCGACCTTCGCCATCGCCTTCTGATGCGCCGCCTCGAGCGCCTCGAGCGTGTCGGTGTCGGTGATGCCGTAGGCGGTGGCCGCGGTGTAGCGGGTCTCGATCTGCGTCGCCTTGCCCTTCCACGTCTCGGCCTCGGCGGTGAGGGTCGCAACCTTGGCGAGCTCGGGCTCCGCTGCCTTGAACTTCTGCTCCCACGTCGCCGCCGCGGTCGTCGCCTGCGTCACGCGCTCCTCGACGCCACGGACGCGATCCTTGATCTTGTCCTCGAGCTCCTGCTGCGAGAAGTACGCGTTTCCGTCGGTGTGGGTGATCGGCATGTGTGTGTCCTGGGTCAGACGAACGTGGGGAGGGTCGGGGCCGCGGGGCCGGGGAACTGCGCGTTCTCGCGCTGGATGCGCTGGAGCTCGATGACGGCCTGTTCCCGGGTGATGCCGGGGTGCAGCCGCATAAAGGCGTCCACCGTGGAGAGGAGGCCGGCGGCGCGCTTGGCGAGGATGTCCTCGCGCTGCGCCTTGACCTCGCCCTCGGAGAGCGGGAGGCTCGGGTACTCGATCGCGTACCCGCTCTCGGGGTAGCTGCTCCCCGTGGCCGCGTTCAGCACGCGGGCGCTCACCTCGAGCACGGCGAGATCGCCCCGCCGGAGCTGCGGCTCGAAGCGGGCCTGGGCGCCGCGGAGGCCCTCACGCGAGATCGAGAGCGACGCGCCCGAGCGAGGGTCAGCGCCCGTGCGGACGAGGTCGGCGGCGGACACGCCCGCGTACTCGGCGAGCCCGCTCTCGAACATGCCGATCGCGGTCATGAGCTTCTCGGGGTCGAAGCCCGGCTGAAGCTGGATGACTTGGGGCGCGATGTTGCTGTCCTCGGCGGCCTGGACCTCGATGAAGGACCCGGGCTCCGTCGAGATGACGCTCGTCCGCGCGCCGCCCGGCTTCTCGATCTCCAGCCCGACCACCCGGCCGCCCGAGATCACGACCGTGGCGAAGCTGCCGTCCTTCACGCCGTGGACCCAGAAGGTCAGGAGCACGCCGATCGTCAGCGTGCCGAGGACCGCCTCCAGCCCGTAGTAGCTGTCCCACAGCCGGCCGGTGCGCTCGGCGTGGTACATGACCGCCGGGATGAAGGGCTTGCCGGTGGTGTCGCGGTACTGGTAGTTCTCCCCCGACTTGTCGCCGCCGAGCGAGTAGGCCGTCCAGTCCTGTTTCCGGTCGGCGGACAGGATGCGCTGAACGGGGTTGTCGAGGTCGCGCACATCCACGATCTCCCACGCCCACTCCATCGCGCCCGTCTCCGGGTTGCGGCGGGCCTGGATCTCCTCGATGAGCACCGGCACGTCCGGCGCCTCGGGGAGCGCCTCGACGTGGACGAGCTCGCACGGGACGAGCTTGTGGAGCAGCCCGCCGCGGGGGGTCCAGTCGATGCGGACGAGGCCCTCGCGGATGCCGACGAGGTCGGTGCTCGCGCGCTGCTGAAGCTGCCAGAAGCCGGCGTCGTCCACGACCTTGGCGAGCACCTCGGCGGCGGGGACGGCCCCGCGCACCTTGGGCTGGGTCCGGTAGAGCGCCCCGCCGATCTGCGTCGAGAGCGAGCGGAAGGGGTTGCGGCTCATCTCCGCGATGCCCCACGCCTCGCGCCGGTCGGTGCGGATGTGCTTGTTAAGCGCCGCCTCCAGGTCCTCCGCCCACTGGCCGTTGAGGAGCCGCGACCGGAGCGCCTGGTGCAGGGCGCGCTTCCGGTCTTCTTCGGGCAGGAGGGGGCGAGAAGCGACGTCGAGCGCCATGCCGGGTACTACACAGCCGGCGAGGATGTCC